GAATACCCCCGTTAGTTCGATGGATAAATCGTGAAGTTATATGTAGCTCCGGCATTGGCGAATATTCCGATTCCGCCAGCACCACCCCCGGAAGGGCCGCCCCATTGACCGTTTCCGACAAATGAAAGCTTGAGCGATCTGCCAAGAGAGGTATTAGTGACTAATATTTTTCCGGTCCAACTTGGATGAAGATCGGTACTAAATACAGCCAGATTTTGAGATGTGGTGGATTCCTGAAGGGTAGAAATGTAGCCCCCGATTGGACTGAAAAACGGAGTTCCGGTGAAATTGACGCGGTAATCAAACGTACCGAATTGCTGCACTGTTCCATTTGCATTCACGTGCCCGCTTTGACCGAGCAAGTCGCTGAAGCTTGCCGGTAGATTTGGCTTGCTCGCGAGCGCCAGCACCATTGGATCGTTCATCGATAACGGAAGCGATCGGCCGAGTTCCGTTGCGACCTGCGACATGGACAGCGGGAAGGAAGTGGGCAGCGTCATTTCGATTCCACCAGCGCGCGCAGGCGCACGACCTCTTTTGCGAGTTCGACGCAGGCCACGAGTGCGGCATTGCCATAGGCTACCGAAAGCAGACCCTTTTCGCTTTCAAGCACCGCCTCGGGCAGCAACGCTTGAAGTGACTGCGCACTCACGCCCGCATGGCGCTTGCCGTCGCCGATATCGACGCGCGCGTAGGTTCCGCTTTTAACCGCAGCAAGGCGCTCAATGAAGTCGCGCGGCATGTATTCCCAATCGGATTTAAGGCGTTCGTCTGAATTGGCTGTGAGGTTGCCCGTAACGGTCATATTCCCCGAGTCATCCACGCTCACGAGGACCGCCGTATCCCCACTGTTAGTTATCAGAAATGTTCCGTTGGCCGCTTTGAGAAACTTGTTTGGAGTGGTCGTCCCATTACCGATCAATTTGATCGCGGCCGGAGTGCCCCCACCGGGGTTCGTCACGAATAGATTGCCGATCAGCGTCAAGGCATTCAGTTGCGCGATGGACGGATTGGCAGGATTGAGGATCCCCACATCGACCTCGGACAACCCGCTATCGAGCGCGCCCGAGTCCCACGTAACAGTCACAGTCGTGAGAGAGGTATAGGCCGACGCGTTGATCGTGCCGTACACGGTGCCTGCGGTAACAGACGCGCGCACGCGGCGGCCGACAGGATAGCGAGCGGTGAGATTGCCCGGGATCGTGAACTGCGTGCCACTGACGTACGTGGGCACGTCGCCCATGTTCAGCCACTCAGCACCGTTTTGGAACCACGTCGCTATGTCGGCCATCATCTGGCGCGCCGAGTCGTTCACCGTGCTCGGAGCCTGACCTTCGGCCCAGTTGATGTTCGTTGCGGCCGTGGCGTTGTTCGCCGCCGTGGGGGACCATTGCCAGAGCATGCTGTTTCACCTATAAAAGAAAACCCCGCACTCGGCGGGGTTCGGAGAATTCATGACACCAGACCAATGGCAGCGCCTCGCGGCGACTGTGATCGTCGCTACCATTCCGTCCATACGCTCATTGCTGAAGAGCCGCGCCGAGAAGGCCAGGCGCGAGGGGCGCAAGCCGGTTTGTTATCGCGTTGCCTACCGCCTGGGCGCCTATTGGGCGGTTCATAAGAAGGCCCTGAACCGCACGCTGTCCTAAAGGCGTATATGCGAGCGCCGGAGCGCCAGCGAGATACGTCCACGGGCTGAGCAGCATCCCTGGATGCGAGAACAGCGCGCCAATCGCGCCGGCGGTTCCTAGACGCCCAGCCGTACCGCTATCCGGATATCCCTTTCCTAGCACGCCCATTGCGTCCTGCGAAAAGTCCTGCATCAGCGCATTGCCTGTTGCCGACGCGCCCTTGCCGACCGACTTGTCTGCCGAGCGCACCGCGCTTTGCAGTTGTGCAGGCGAGAAGATGCCGCCGTTGTTCATCGCCCCTTGCGAGGCGGCGGCGCCACGCAGGCGCACAAAGTTGGCATAGGCCGCATTGGCGTTAGAAAGGCCTTGCACCGCGTCGGGCGCGTTGTAGCGAGGCAGCGATGAGTCGATCGCGTTCTTGATCTCGCCGACGGCAGCGCCGAGTTGCCGATTGTCGAACGATGGGTCGCCCGCATAGCCGCGTGCGATCCGCGACAACTCGCTCTGAGCGCCCTTGAGCGTGGGCCCGTCCATCACCCCCTGCGGCGAGAGCTTGCCGAAAACCTGTGTTTGCAGGACGTTCATGAACGACTGCTGCTGAGCCGGCGGTAGGCCTTTCGCGAGGTTCGCGAGATTGCCGATATCGGACTGGAATTGCGGGTCAGTGGCCCGGAAATTCATATTCGAGAGCGCGTCGTCGTAAGCGTTGCCGATGATCTTTTGCACGGCTTCGACGCCTTCTTGACCTACCGGTCCGGAGTACTTCTGCCCGAGCGGCGCAAGAACCTGATCGTAAGCGGCCTTGTTGAACGACTGCACGCCGCGCTGCTGCGCGCTCTTGATGAGATCGCCGATGAGCGGCAGGCTCGTCGCTTTGTTCTCGAGCGCTTGCCAGCCGCCGCCTAGAATCTGCCCCGGTGTCATGGTGATGCCAAGGCTCGCGAGCTTCTGACGCACCGGATCGACGACGCCCGACAGCATGCCGCCGAGCCCGGCGGTAGCCGGCGTCGCAAGCCCCCCAAGCGCTGCGTTCGCTCCGATCTGCCCGACCTTTTGCTGCCAGAAGTTGTCGCCCGGGCTCTCGACCGGTGAGACAGCGCCGTTGGCCGCGCCGAGCAGGCCGCCCGTCGCCGCCCGACCCACGAGTCCCATGCTGCCAATCTCAGGGGCGAGCGCGGCGAGCGGAGCCGTTGCGCCGACCATGCCGCCTATATTGCCGGCGCCAGCGGCGATCGGATGCGCGCCCGAGTAAGGCGCGTACTGCGCGTTCAGATTGGCGATGCCTTGCTGAGCGTCGTTCGTCAGCCACTGACCCGCTCTGCCAATCATGTTCATCGGCTGCTGGCCGGTGATTAGGCTCGCCAGGTTTGGCGATTCGCCGATCCCCCCCAGCGCTTGCATGCCGCGCCCGAGCAACTGCTGCGCGCCGAGCACCGTCGAGCCAAAACCATGACCGAGGCCTGCGCCGATCGACGCCAGCACGCCAGGTTGGGGCTGCGCCACTTGCGGCGCGCGCAGCGCGGGCGGAATCGCCTTCGATGATCCAGCCGCCGCATCCGTCGTGAACTGTTGCGCAAGCGTCGTATTCTGCGCTGAGGTGGGTGCACCGCCTGCCGCCGCATCGGCAGCAAACTGGTCCGCAAGGCTCATTGGAGGGCCCCCATCTTCTCGAGCGCTTGAATGCGCTGGCCGAACTTCGGATCTTGCTTGAGCACCTTCGCTGCGAACTGCTGGCGAGCGGCCGGATCTTGAATCGACTGCCACTCCCAAATGCGCGGATCAGCATTGCGATCGAACATCGTTTCGATATTCGAGTACGACTGAGCGCCCTTCGAATCGTTGATGTTCGAGTATTGCTGGAGCAAATTCGCCTTCGCCTGCGTCATCTGATACTGCGCGTCCAGGTTGCGCCCCGCCTCCTGGATCGCTTGCACGGTCATATGGTTGTTTGGGTTGCCAGCTGCCACGATCGAGCGCGCTGCATCGGTGCCCAGCCCACCGGTACCCAGTTTCGCGATGATCTGATTGCTGTACTTATTCAGAAGATCGGTCGCCGTTTTGGTGTCCTGCGCGCCCGGAACGCCGACGAGCGAAAGCAACCCGTTCACGTACTCGCGCCGACCCGCCTCGGCCCCTGTGATTGCACTGGGGGCCAGTGACATGATGTTCTGCAACTGCGAGCGAACGGTTTGCGCCGCGCCGTTTTGATCGCGAAGCGCCCCCCATCTGGAGAGCGCTTGCTTTACCTGCCCTTGCGCCGCAGTGTCAGACCCGAGGGGCGCGGCCGCATAAATTGCGCCGCCGCTCTGTGCGGATGGAGCAGTCGCCGGTGATTGAGCCGCCGCACCGCCCCCGAACACCGCGCCCGGCCCGTTTTCGTGCAGCATGATCGCGGTGCCGATCGCCTGGCGTTGCGCCGGGTTCGATAGATCGATGCGCTGGTCTGGCTTGATGCCCAAGCGCTGGGAAACGTCCTGGATATACGCCTGCGTGTTGTTCTCGCTCGGCGGTGCCCACTTCGCGATAGCGTCCGCGAGCGTGCTCACGCCCTGCTTGCCGTAGCTCGCTAGGTTGGCATCGAGCGCCGAGAGTCCCGTCTGCAAATCGGGATAACTCGCTAGTTGACCGCCAGGCATCAGCGCGCCGGGATTGTTGTTGCGCAGCGGCGCCGGGAGGTTGCCAGTTGCGGCCTGCGTGCGGCTCATGATCGGCAGCGGATTGCCGGATGCGTCCTTGCCCTCGGTGAAGGGCAACGCCGAACCCTCGCCGGCTGTCTTCGCCGCAGCCATCGCCGAAGTGATATCCGTGGCGCCTGGAATCTGATTGATGCCGACCACGTTTCCGGATGCGTCGAATACCGGTGTGCCGCCGGTCGGGATATTCGGATTGAACGCCATCGGTTGCATCGTGAGCGGATTGCGCAGGATCGCGCCCGGACGCGCGTTCACTGGCGCGATGTAGTTGGCCTTCGCGACACCGGCCGCGTTCGCTGCCTGGATCTGATCGGGCGTCATGCCGCCTTGTACGCCCATCTTCGTAATGTCGGTGGGCATCTGCGCCGCAAGCGTCGGATCGTGCTCGACGGCCACGCGCATCAGATCGCCGCCGCCCTGGATGCCGGCCATGTTCATCAGCATCCCCTGCTGGAAAAGCTGCTGCGGCGTGCGGCCATAGATGGACCCGGCCGCCGATGGCGCGCTGGCGGGGGGAGGAGCAGCGGCAGGCATGCTGCCCGGCACGCTCGAGCTAGGCCCAAAGAGCGAGGAAAAGGAAGCCGTCGGTGCGCTCGGCTGCGCCTGATCGGGCGATCCCATCAAGCCCTGCATCGCGCGCATTTGAAGCAGCCCGCGCTGCATCTGCAACGCATTGTTGAAGCCCTCGCCCATTCCTTGCAGACCCATGCCGAGCGCCGGCCCCATGCCGATCGGAAGGCGAGAAGGTGCCGACGCTTGCAACAGTCCGCCGGCCATTCCGAGCAGCCCCGCCGTCTGCGGATTGGCGAACATGCCCATCAAGCCGCCTTGCGGCACGCCGTAGAGGTCAGACATACGGATTCCCCATCATCGGGTTCAGGAATTGATTGACGTTCTGCCCCGGGAAAGGCTGCTGGCCACCGAATTGCGTGTACGGCATGGGCTGCGAGACCTGAGGATTGTGCACAGCAGGGTTTCCGAAGATAGGCCGCCGCTGCCCCGGCATCACTACCTGATTTTGCTGTTGGTTCTGCTGCTGGTTTTGCTGTTGCATCCGCAAAGCCTGCTGCATCAATTGGGAGTAATTCAGCCCCGAACTCGGCATCGAGAACGGATAGGTCATCTGCGAGCCGCCGAGCGCCCCGGCATAGGGGCTTGAGGCGCCTGCGATCGGCGCTGCCGTGCCTGGCAAAGTGCTGCCGCCCATCCCTGATCCAACGCCGAATAGCGGGCTGCTACCAGACATGCTGCTTGGCCCGAGCCCCGCGCCGATCCCGCTCATCAGGCTGTCCGTTGCTGCCGGCGTCGCGCCGGACAACATCGCAGCAATCGGCGACGCACCGGATACGGCGCCCGTCGTGCCGGCGCTGATTCCGAACAGGCCCGCGGGCGCGGCCCCTTCGATCGGAGCGGCCATGCCGCCCATCATCGCGGCTCCACCAAGGCCGCCCGCGCCGCCTCCGACCGCGCCTAGGCCACCCGCACCCGCCGCCGCCTCGGGGGCCGCTCCAGCAGCCGCACCAGCAGCCGAGCCCGCGCCCGTGCCGCCAGCGCCCAATGCGGCACCGATGGCCGGGCCGGCAAACGATCCAGCGATCATCGGCGCGACCTTATCGGCGACCGAGTTCACCCCCTGGAACGTGCCGAGCGCGCCCGCATAGCCGGGGTTGTTCCGATACATGTCCTGCCACGCGCTCGACGTGAAATTGCCCGTTGGGCTGATGAGTGCACCGCCGGGGCGGTTGTTGAACAGGCCACCGAAGAATGGGTCGTAGCCCGGCACGCCGAGCGCGGCGCCGGCCGCTTGCAGCGGATGGCTTGTGATTTCTCCGACGCTTGCCTTCAGGAAGTCGCCGATATCACCGAACAAGGACATGCGCCCCCCCGATTGCTTCGTAGTCCACCTTGTCGAATCCCGTCACCGGGTCTTGCGATACCGCGTGCGGCGCGATGCGGTGAACGTCATCCGACATGACGCCGATGCGGCGCGCGTCGTGTGGCGCGTCCCACAAATAGCGGTACAGGTAGAGCGGCAAGCCGTTCTCGAGGTGCTCGCCCGTCGCGGAGATATCGCGCTTCACCCGCCGATCCGAAAACGCGCTCATCGCGCCGCCGGCAGCCGCGCCCAGACCTGTGCCCCAGCCGGAGCCATTGCTGAGTGCTGCGCCCAGCGCTGCGCCCCCTAGCGCACCGCCCATCGCTCCGGCCATCTGGTTCTGGTAGTAGGGCTGCGTCACGGCGCTCTGACCACCGTACTGGCCTTGGATCAGGTTCGAGTAGTTGTTGAGCAACTGCCACGGCGCGCTGATGATCGACTGATTTAGGGCCTGTTGGTTGCCGCCCATGTTGTACAGGTTTGTCGCCGCGCCGTTCACCGAGTTGACGATGTTCGGTGCGTTGAATGCACCCTGTAGCTGCTGCTGCGCGGCCGTGTTGTAGTTGCCCGAGAGACCTTGCGCGCCGGTCAGCATGTTGCCCATGTTCTGCTGGTACATGCTGTTCACGAGCGATGCGTCGGTGTTGCCCAATTGCGTTGCGAGATCCTGCTGATTCTGGCTTACGGCATTCCCATAGGCACCCGAACCGTAACGGCCGGCCGCTTCAAAGGCGCTCGCCGTCTGCGGCGCCGTTGCGTTCTGATATGAGCGAGTGATGGCGTTGTTCGCGGCACTGAGTGCGGCCGACTCATACGGGTTGTTCAGCATCGAGCCGTTGGCGAACTGCGAGAACGCCGCATTGCCCGGATTCGCGTTCAGATACGAGCCATTCAGAAGATTCGACGTGTAGTTTCCGGCCGCGTTGTTCACGCCGGCCGCGTTGCCGAAGTTTGTCCCGTTGGCGACGCCCTGCGTGATGCCCATCGCCTGCTGCTGCATCGGAGTGAAGCCGGCAACGGAGCCTGCGGGATTACTCGCGTACTGGTTATAGGCGTTCTGCGCACCGGAAAAGACGCTCGAGAGATACGGCTGCTGACCGGCCCACGGATCTGCCTTCGTCGTGGTGGTCGTCGTGCCGCCGCCGCCCCCATTCGCCGGCACGACAGGCAGCGCGAGGCGCATCAAAGCGATCTCACGAGCATTGCGAATCAGTTTCATAGCGCCCGTTCCAAATAAACATGAGTCTTGTCGTAGCCGCGGCGAGAAAGGAGCCGCTCCCATCCGGGCCTGGCCTGCAATTCCATCGCGTCGCAGCCGTTTTGCTTCGCCCAGCGCTCAATCGTTTCGATGCACGGCAATGCCCATTCGTCCATGTTTTCGCCGGTGACGATGCGCAGCGTGCACACGCGCTGCTTGGGATAAGTGGAGATCCGCGTAATGCCGACGGCGAAGGCAGTGGGCGTCTTCCAGATCCACAGCTGGTCGTCTCCGGCGAGCAGCCCCGCGCGAATGTCCTCGGCGTCGAACTTGCCGCGGCTCGTCGCGCACGCTCGCATGAGCCACGGACGCACCTCGGGCCACACAGCGTCGATTTCGCTGCGTTGGATGCCGTAGAGCATGGGATTACCCGATCAGGAGAACGTTGAAGGTGCGATCAGTCGTCGCGGTGTTGGCGTGCGTGAGCGTCGCGGTGCCGTTTGCCTGTGACGAAACGTATAAACCTGAGAGTGCCGCCGCCGCGTCGGCCGTCAGCGGCGAGAAGAACAAACCGGTATTCGCGCCGATGCGCTTGTCGATCACGATCGTCGTGCCAGAGTTGGCGGTGAGCGTGATCTGGATGACCGAATTGAACTTTCCCTGAAGCAGGTTGTTTGCGAGGCGTGCAAGCTGACGGCGATGCTCGACGCTGTCCGTAAGCACCTCGGGGACGCCCTGATAGCCGCGCTGCGTCATCGCCGCCCCGTTTCGTGGACGCAGTCTTCCGGAATCTCGATTCCTTGGAGATGCGTGAAGGTGCCGCTCGTCTGGATACGTGCGCGCAAATACCTCCCGTCTGCTCGAACCGGGCACTCTCCGATGGCATTGATTGCGCTCGGCGTCGTGAAGGACGGCGCATCGAGCAAACGACCGCGCGTTCCGATTTGGACCGTCGGTGAGCCGCCGTCGATCATGGGTCGGACGGAGGTAATCATTGCGCGCTTGCCGCTTGCGCCGAACGGCTCTATTTCGACCGTGTCAGCCGTCGCATTGGCCGGCGCTCCGGTGAAGTACGCCAGCTTATGGTTCGCGTCGAACGCGCCCATCAAGATTTGGCCGCCGGTCCAGACGCGAGAATCAAGCGAGAACGGCAGCGTATCGAGCGTGTAGCCGGTGCTGTCGAGCGAATCGAGCGAGTAGCCCTGCGTGATAGCTCGGAAGATGTATTCGGCGTTGACCTGAGAAAAGCCCCATTTATCGAGCGCCCAGTTATAGACGATCAGCGAATCCGGGATGCCGCCCGATGCGCTATTGCTCGGATAGAGCCACATGACGAGCCGGTTAATAGGATCGATCGCCGCGACGACGTTCGCAAGGTAGGCCGTATTGACATTGCTCCAGAACGTCTTGTCCACGCGATCAACGCCGATCGGTCGCGAAGACGTGCCATCAAACGCATAGAAGCCATCCTCGCCGAGGTAGTACGCCAGCGCGCCCAATTGCGCGATGCTCTTAGGCGCGGGCGTGCCTCGCACGCCTTCCGCAGGGTAAAAGCCGAAAACCGTCGGCGAGCCCTGGAACACGATCCGCCATATAGCGCGCTCGAAGAACACAGCTCCATCTGCCGTACCGAGGTTGCCGACGATGCCGGTTATCCATCCTTGATCGCCGGGGATGATCTGCGAGCCCGCCAGTAATTGAGCCTCTGTCGTGCTTCCGGCTACGGGCCATGTTGTCGGATCGTCGATCGCACACCATTGAACCCGCTGCGGTTGCTCGCCGTTCGTGCTGTCGAACGTGTTGGCGACCATCAGGAAGTCTTTGATCGTCGCGATGTAGCGCGCCTGCGGGGCGGCCGCTGCGAGGTCGGCAAAGGCTGTGCTCGAGCCGAGCGTGAACGATTGCAGGTTTTGGCCCTGGACCGCGCCGATGACGCGCTGGCCGTATTGCGTGAAGAACCAGCGTTCCCCTGCGGCCACCGAATACCCCCCGCCCTTGCTGACGTTTGTGAACGCGGTATTGCCCGGGGCGAGTTCGTACAGCTTGTCGGCCGTGCCGGCGAACAGATAGTTGTTCGCGCCTGAGTCAATCGCTACGACCGCACCCAGGCATTGTCCATCGAGTGCACTGCTGCTGAACGGCGACAGCGTGCCCACAGGCCCCCATGACTCCTTCGTGCGCGGAAACAGGTTCACGATATTCGCGGACGCACCGCTCCCGTTGTTCGCCGGAAGATCAGGGGCGAAATCGGCAATGGCGAGCTGCATGGTCAGAAATAGGTCGGTCGAATGCGCCGCGGCGTGCGTTTGAGCGTTTCGCCTTTCAGCGTAGCGAGGGCGTCGAGTTCCGAGGATTTCATTGCGGACGCCATGTCGGCGTCGCGCAGCACGTGCACCGCGAGCTCGTACTTTGCGCGGCTGCGAATCATCAGTTCTGCGTCGCTGACCCACGCGTTTGTATCGGTCGATGCCGACAGCACGAATAGGCGCTTGATGCCAGAGAGGGCGATCGGATACGTGTTGTCCGGGATCGGATAGAAGCGAAGCTGCTCGGCGAAATAGGCGAAATCGACCGGCTGCCCGTAGACGATCGGATTGACCGACGTGTCCTCCAGGTACTCCGGCGTGCGCGGATTCATCGAATATCGGTTGCCGCTCACCGTGACCGTTACGCGGTTGAGCGTGACCATCGATGCGATGAGAGGCGAGTCGGCCGTCGAGTAGAACTCTTGCCCCTGCTTCGTGTTGAATGCCGCTTCCTGCCGAAGCTGATTGAAGTAGAACGGCGTGCGCTCGTAGAACTGGATGGCCGTTTGGATCGCATTTTGAATCTGAGACGTTAGGTCCGATCGAATGATCTCGTCCGCAATGCGTGCCTGCATCAGACCGTAGGAGTTGTTATTGAGGCCGAGGTCGCTACTCGGCTTGACGAAGATCGTCATAGGACAACCTCCGGAGGCTGTGGCGGCGCACTAAAGACGCCGCTTGCGTACGTGGAGCCTATGCCGACATAAGCACCGTCCGGGATCAGCACAACGGCCGCGCCTGCGGGCGCTTTCCACGGCGTCGAGCCGTCCCATTCGATCGTGTTCACCACGACACCGTTTTCGATGATGGCGTAGGTCATCAGTTGTATTCCCACACGATGACCAAGCCGGCCGTTCCACTAGCTCCAGCTTGAGCCGACGCGCTCGCGACGTTAGATGCGCCGCTTCCGCCCGAACCGAAGCCAGAAGCGGCATTGGCTGCCGCCCCGTTGATCGATGATTTGCCTCCGCGTCCATAAAACGAGGACTCCCCCGGACCAGCCCAGAGGGTGTTGGCGGAGGCAACGTAATAAATCGAACCGCCGGCACCAGCGACGTTAATATCGCCACCCGTCGCGGTTCCGCCTGCCCCGTTCTGCCCCAATCCGGGAGGCGTGAATGCGGTTCCACCGCCCCCACCGACGCCCCCACCGGCAGTTATCGACGCGCCGAACGACGTGTTTCCGCCTGCCCCACCTGAATTCGCGCCCGCTGTGCCTCCGGATCCAGCTGATCCGATCGTGACGGTTGCACCACTGAAGCCGGAAGTGAGTCGCTTTCGGACGTAACCCCCGGCCGCGCCACCCCCGGCCGCCGCAGTTTGACCGGCACCGGTCGCAGCCACCCCGCCGCCGCCGCCGCCGCCGCCAACAGCCTCGACAATGACGCTATTCGTACCCGCGTCGGGCGTATAGGTGCCGCTCGATGTGAATATCTGAATGCCGATGAGCGTGCCGGTTGGATAGCCCCATGTCGGATCGGCCGACGCTCCAGCGCTGATGAGCGCTTGACCTGCCGTGCTCGGAGCGACCTGCGTAATCGCGCCGGTTCCGTTTCCGACCTGTACGGCGTGCGCGGTGCGCGTCGCAAGACCACTGCCGCCTTGCGATACCGATAGCGGTGTCGTCAGTCCCGAGAGCGAAGTGATGTTCGCGTTCGCGCCGCTCGTCGCGATCGACGAATTGCACTGAAAGCCCGAGCCGTTCGTCCATTGCAGTGCTTGCGCGGCGCCGTTGCAGCCGGCGACGCTCACCGCGGCGACGTTGGCCGTCGAGCCCGTAGCGTTGCCCAGCAGCGAATTCGCGCCGACTTGGGCGATGTTGCCGAGCGTGATTCCGTTCGTCAGACTTTGGAACGCATAGGCTCCCGCTCCGGTGCGCGTCAGGAACCCGGTGCTCGCGAAGCCTGTAATATTGTCGAGACACGTGCCGCTCGCCGCCGAACAGTTCGTGCCGCCCGAGGCGACAGGAAGTGGCGTCGTGAATGTCGGCGCGGGCGCGGTAAGCGTGCCGCGCACTGTGACGTTCTGGAACGTCGGACTCGGGTACGTCTGGGCGAGCGCTATCAGCGGCAGCCAGAGTGCCGCGATGAGGATTCGTTTCAGCATGTCAGGAACTCGAAATGACGCCGCCGTTGTTCCATGGCTGCCCAGGTGTCGATGGCAGCGTCGTCGGCAAATCGGCGATCAGCATGTCGTTGATGATGATGTCGCTCTTGGTGATGGACTGAATGCCCGCGCCGCTCACGCTCAACTGGTAGTGACCATTAGGCGCATAGAACGAGAAATTGCCGAGAGAATCGGTGGTGAGAACATTGCTCGGGTATGGCGTGACGCCGTTGTCCGAGTAGATCGTCGGCACGGTAAGCGACGGGTAATTGAGCACCGTCACCTGCACATTTGCCGCCGGCTGGCCGTTTGTCATGACCACGGCGTCTTGGTATTTCTGCACGCTCTATCCCTTGCAGTTGCGGATATGGATGACGATGCCGCGCCCTGTCTTGCCGCACTTTGGGCACGACAAGCGCTTCGGTTCCTCAACCACCGGCGTCGGCTCGACTACAGGCTCAGGCGCACGCGCCGCGGGCTTTTCTCCAAGCTCGTGATTCGCGGCCATGAGCCACCACATTCCGTCCATCAGTAGTCGTCGCCGCTCGCGATCGTCTTCATTCCCTTGGGTGCCTCTCCAGATGCGGCCGGGCGCGGATCGTTGCGGGCATAGCCGCTATACCCGCGTGCTGCTTTGCCGGGACCGCCGGTGTAGACCTCGCCGGCACCAGCCACCGGACCGGCGCCTTTGCGCTCCGTGTGATAGGGCGAGCCGCTCGAGCCAGTGCGGAAGCTCGCTTTCCGGTTCGCTGCACGTTTTGCGTTTGCCATTTCGATTCCTTCAAAAAAATGGGCGACGCGAACGCCGCCCTAAGACCACCGCGAGGAGACTCTTGAATTACGCATCCATCGTGTATTCGACGCACACGCGGATCGTGCCGCTGGCAAACGTCGCCGCAGCAGCGTTCACCTTGGCGTACAGCCACGTGTCCGACGTGTAGGTCGCACCTACAGTGCCCGCTACGCCGGCATAGGCAATACCGCCCGTCTGCCCGATGGTCGATGCGGCAATGAACTTCTGGGCCGTCGTTCCATCGCCCACGTCAAACTTGAGCGTAGGCGTGCCGTTCGTATCGATCTTGTCGGAATCGAGTGTGACGCCAGTGATGACGGCTCCCGCCGGGACCTTCATAAGCTGCACAAGATCGCCGGCCGACGGCGCGCTGGCGAAGGTGTATGTCGCAACAACGTCGATCGCGCCAGCGGGCAGGAACTTCGGCGAAACGCCCGGCTGCGCTTTGTTGGAAAGAAGGGTTGTCATGTCGCGCTCCTATCAGTGCTGGACGGCGTAGGTGGAGGCAACGATCGACGCGAAGTCGGAGCTGTTGAACACCGTCTTCTTCATGCCGAAGATTGAGCCAGCCGACACGCCGAGTTCGTTTTCATAGTCGAAAAGTTCTTCGACCCACGTGTAACGGTTCGGCCCCGCGTCACGTCCGAAGGCGAGCATGGCCGCTTGCGCGCCGCAAAAAACCGCGCGGCGCACGTTGGCGACAGCCGTCGTGGGCGTCGTCGAATTGCAGCCCGTCGTGATACGCGCATCCGAATGCAGAATCACGCCGTTGTACATGCCGAGCGAGCCGTCGAAGATCGGGTTGTCGCCGATCTCGCCGCCCGTCATGGCCGCTTTCTGAATGTCGAGCCATTGACCGGTGCTGGTGTTCGTGCGCAGATCCGTCACCTGATACGGGTGCAGGAACATCACGTAGCAGTCTTTTCCAGCAACGCGGATTGGGCGAATGGCCGGCGTGAGCGTGCGCGCGCGCTCGACGCACTTGTCGATCAGCGCCAGCGTGAAGGTGTTGCTCGAGATGAGCGACTCGTCGGCCGTGCCGCCAGCCGCATCCAGACGGTGATTCGCGTCAGGCGCGATCGTGGCCTGGTTGCCGGTGAAGCGCGTGTCGGTCTGCGCGGTATTGCCGCAGATTTGGTTGAAAAACGACGCGTCGAAGCGGTCAGCCCACCAGTCGCGAAGACCGGACAGAGCCTCTTGGCGCACGTCGAACGGAACGCGCTGTTGCGTCATGCGGCCCGCCGAGCGCACAGCATGACGAAGCTGATTGATGAGAACGGCATCGCTGTACGTCGTCAGCGCCTCTTCGTTGCCCATCAACGTGCCGTCACCTTGCACGCCACCGCCCGAGAGTTGCATACGAAGACCGAACGTGATCTTGTCGCCGGCGGATTTTTGCGCCTCATCCTTGATCTGGATGAGCGACGACGAGTCGTTGCCCATGAATTTGCTGGCCCAGGTCTGCTTCAGCGCTTCGACTGCGAGCTTCTTGGACCAGAGCTTTACGGCAAGGGGATCGTTTGTGCCCCAGCTGGAGACTGCCATGATTGGACTCCTAAGAATGAATGAACAATTCGGGTTCGTCGCGTGTCGCTGCGACTGCGAATTGCCCGGTCACGCCCGGAGCAAGCGAGGCTTGGATTGACGGCCCAAGAGCCGAATCGGGGCGCTTTCAGGAGGCCCCGGAATCCTTCGATACGGTTCAGCGCGCCGACAGTTCGGCGTTCAACTTCTGCCAATTCATGCCGGCGGTCGCCTTCGCAAAATCGGCGTCGGACATTGCAAGCAACTTCTCGATCGACATGGGCGGGATTGCGCCGCCGCCGGCACCGCTCAGCGACGCGGCTTGCTGCTGCCCTTGTGCGATGGCGGCCAACTTCGCTGCGGCGTCCTGTTGCTGCGTAGCGCCCTGCGCTCCAGCGGCCGGTGCCTGGGCTGCCTTGTAGCCTCGAGCCTTGGCAAGGTTATATGCCGCCTCGGCGACGCTAGTGCCGTTGCGCTGGGCGATATTGACCATCGCCATCACGTCCTGATTGAGCGCTTGCTGGATCTCCATCGGGTTGAGCATCCCGAGCGCGCGATATTCGGCCGCACGCGACTGCTGCAAGAAAGCGGCTGCCGCGTCATAGTCCGGAGCCTGCTGCCGAAACGCCGCTTCATCAGCCGCCAACCGGTGCTGAATCTGCTGCTGGATGACTTGCTGCTGCGTCATCTGCTGCTGTTGCTGACTCTGGCCGGCGAGGTGCTGCGCCATCTGCTGCATCTGCCGAGCGAGGATTTCGTTTTGAGCCCGCAAGTGCCCGACGGGGTCCGCCGCGTAGTCCGGGATCGGGATCTGCGGCTCTTGCGATTGCTGCGGTTGCTGCTGGGCAGCCAAAATGCGCTGCATGAGCGCGGCTTGCTGGTCCCGCATCTGCTGCACTTCATCGCGCAGTCGGCGACGCTCGGCGCGCTCTTCCTGCAAAGCGGCCAGGGGCACGGTGCGCTGATCAGCCTGCTGCTGCGTGCCGTCTTGCTGCTGTTGCTGCGTGGTGCCGTCCTGCTGCGTCACTTGCTGCGTCTGCACGCCGGCTTCCGGCGTGGCTGGCGTCGATGCACCCAAACCCTCTGTGTGCTCGCCCCCAGACTCGAAATACGCGGCTTCCTGCGTTGTCAATCCATCCTGCCCTGCGGTGTGCTGCTCGGCCATGTCGTCGGTCCTCTACGTTGTCCCGGATGCCGTCCGGTGCGGGTGTTCAGTGCAGTGCTTTCGGTGCCTGCAAAACCGGCGGATTCAGTGCTGTGTGCATCTCGGCTGCAGCGCGTACGGCGTCGGCATTGGCCTTCGTGTTCGCGGCGCGCGCCTTCACAAGTTCGGTGAGCATGTCGAGCGGATTGGCTTGCTGCTGCGGTTGAGGCTGCATGGCCTGGTGCGCGTGCGCGATCTTTTCTTGGGCGCTTGCTTGATTGAGTTGCGTCTTGCTATTGATCTCGCCAACGCGCGCTTGCTGCTCCTGCAACGCGATTTGCTGCATCGGGTTTGGCTGCTGTTGAGCCTGCGACACCGCGCGCTCGATATCGGCCACGAGCGTCGAGGGAAGCGGGCTGTATTGCAGAATATCGATCCATACCTGCGCCGGCACTTGCATGTTTTGCAGCATCGGCATGAGTTGCATCAGTGCGTCCCACGTCTTTTCCTTCAAATTCGGGCTCGACGGCGTGTCGTCAACGATCACGTCGTATTCGAGGGTGTCAGGCATGCGGATAAGCGGCACGTATTGCGCCGACTCGGGGCCGCCAATACGCACGAGGCGCCCGTCGCTCATGAATGTGGTCAGATACCACAGCAGCAAGCGGCCCTGCTCTTTGCGATAGCGGCGCAGACCGTCGAACATCGAGGCAAGCACCGTCATGCCGGCCTGCTTGCGCGCGTCTTCGACGATGCCCGGCTGATCGCGATTGACCATGCCTAGCAGTTCGAGATTCACGCCCGACACGTCGCGAATGCTCGACACCGCGAACTGCATAAGCTGGTCCATGCCGGCCGGGAATTGCACCTGCGGCTTGGGCATGATCTTCTGCCCCGAGATCGCGCCCCGCGACACGATCGTAATGGCGTCAGGCGAACTCCACGTGTCCTGCGCTTCGTTCACGTCGTCGAACGCGTCCTCCTCGGCGATGATGCCGCCCTTGGCGTTCGTGTTCATGATGTGCAGCGTCTGCGCGAGCCACTTGTTCGCCCACTTCTGCGGGTCAATCATCGCGCGCACGATGCCGTACCACGTGCCCTTGTTGCGGTCGCGCTTGCCGGTGATGCACTTCCACGTGAATCCGCCCTGCTTCGGGCCTGGCAGCACCTTCAGGATGCGCGAGCCAAGGAACGCACGACGATAGACCTTTTGCTTTTGCTCAACATGCATCAGGTCTGGGCCACCGATGGCCTTCACGCGCGCTTGGAGCTTGTCGAACGCAGAACGCTCAAGCCGCGACATTTGGCCGGTCGTCGGATCGACGTAACGCACGACGGTTTGCTTCTCCCACCACTGCGCCTCGACGACGCGCACGCGGTAATTGCGCTTGTCCAGGTCGGGCGATTGGTCGTGCCGATAGAACGGCGCTTCCTGCGCGTCGTGCGGGTCGTCCGTGACGCTCGCTGTATCGTCGGCCCACTTGGCGTCGATCTCGTCGAGCGTGAAGCCGGGGAACATCTCCTGGGCTTCGTCGGCGCCCATATCGCGCACGCGGAACATGCGGCGCGCATCCATGAGATTGCGCTTGCTCGCGTTCATGTCCGCGTACATTTCGAGCGCATCGATGCGGCGCACGATGCACATGCCGTCAGGATCGTCCTCGTACTCCATCTGCGTCTCGGTCCAGCCGTAGCCGCAGATGACGGCATCGACGAACGCATCCGATTCTTCGTCCTCGGCGTTGCATTCGTCGCGCGCCCACTTGGCCGCCTCGGTCAAAAGCTCGTTCACGCCAGCTTGCCCGAGCCGCCGCGGGATATAGCGCACCTCCTGGCGATTGGCGACTTCCATGCCGCTCACGGTATCGATCACCGGCGCAATGCGGTTGAAGGTGATGATCGGGCGCAACTCGAGGCGCATTTTGGCCGCGTCTTCAGCCGTCCACTGGTCCCCTGCCACGAACGCGTAATACTCGCGCGCCTGGATGCGCCAGTCGTGCGAATGGTCCGCATCCTGGCGAAACCATTCCTTGAGTTGCTCGAATAGCGAGATATCGCCTAGCAGCGATTGGCCTTCGGCGGGCGCTTCGGTTGTTTCAGCCACGGTATAGCGCTCCCTCTAGCCACAATTCGCGCCGACGCTCTGCATCTTTGCGGGCTGCACGCCAGGACCGCCCCATGCCACTAGTCCAGCCGACACCTACCGCGCATCGGCAAAACCACCAACCAGCGAAAAAGGTCAGTTTCATCAGGCGCTCATCCAGGAACCGGTCTGCCGGCGGTGACGCGAAGGGGGCGGAAGATCGGGCTTGGCGTAGCGCAGCATCATCAATGCGTAACGCGAACTCGAAATCAGGTCGTCGAATTCCTTCACGATGATCCCGTTCTTGCGATGGTAAAGGCGGAACTCGTCCATCCAGCCCGAAAGGTGCTTGAAGACCTTCCAGCGACCGGTCAGCATGCGCTCGAGCATTTCTGTGATGCCAGCCTCCACTCCGTTTGAGCCATCCTCGAACGTCGCGCGGTTCTCCAGCATGTCCAAGCCGTGCTCCCGATATTTCTCGGCGAGTTGATCGCCAGATCCCTTGTCGTGCTGCAAGCCATCGTGCGGCCATGCCCACGGCAGACGATCGCCCCACGGACGCAGCGCGCCGGCATGGATGAGCGGGGTTTGCTCGCGCTGCTTGTACTCGCTCGTCACGTAGATGATGTCGTCGTCCGCGTCGTGCGCCAGCTTCGTTGCCGCCGTCGGATGGTCCCACCCAAAATCGAGGCCGCCGATGCGCTTCCAATGCTTCGGGACTGGGAACGCCTCGCACGTAATTTCGTCGTCTGCGATCGGGAAGACACGTCCTGAGCCCAAGATCGGGATTCCCTTCGCTCGCGCATCGCGCTCGTGCGCCGGGTAGCCAGCAATGATCGCGTCGGCTTGTGCGCGCGAATAGACGTACGGCACGGCGTCGTCGATCGTCGCCCGCACCACATGCCGGGTCATTGCATCTGCTCCACTTCGCTATCAGCCAGGAACAGCCGCACAACCTCGGACATGCCGAGTAGCGGCGTGAACGTGATGATGTTGAAGACGCCGCGCTGCCCCTTGTTCGTACGCGTGCGGCCTTCCGAGTAAATGTCCATCGGCGGCTCTTCGTCGAACCACACGCCGTCCACCGTATCGCCCTGCCACTTCTCGCGGCCCTTCTCGTACGCTTTGAAGAGGACGATCGAGGAATCAGCCTGCACGTCCCCACCGCCTCCGTGACGCACCACAATGCTGTCCAATGCGTCAGGGGTGCCGCGCGACGCGGTGTAATCGAGCAAGCATTCCTTCGGAATGGCGCCAGTTCCCCAGTCGTCCTTGATCTGCGGCGGCCCAACGAGAATCCGCTGGGGGTTGTCGCGCGTCGATTCGCCCGTCACGCCAGCCACCCACCACTTCGGCGCGCGCTCAAACACAGCGCCTTTCCACCAGTCCGGGTAGCGCCCTGTGAGATGGATGGAAGTTTCGAATCCGCCCGCCCATGTCTTTCCGAGCTGATTGCCGGCCATGAATAGGCGCTCACCGTGCACTGCTCCTGCTGCGTGGAACTCGCGCTGCTTCGGGTAGGGCACATAGTCTCGGAGTCGGTTAGTGCGCGAGCGGTCGTGCTTGGCTTTCAGTGCTCGGGCCAGCTGCATCTTTAAGCTGGTCATATCGAGCAATTGCGCCTGCGAGCTGTCCGATGTATCGGTCAAGATCTGCATCGCTCATTTCCTCGATAGGATCGACCTTCACTTCCAACTGCTGCGGCAGAATCGATGCGATCACCTTCAGGTAGACGGCTGGCTGCTTCTCGCGCACCGTCTCGATGACCTTGGCTCCGTGCTGTTCGAAGTCGGCATGCAGCTTTGAAAGGAACTCCTCGCCGAGCTTGTTGCGCGAACCCTTCTGTCGCCCCTTTGGGTTGCCAGACTGACCGGGCTTCCACCAATGCGCCGGGGTCTGCTCATCCTGTGCAGGAGCACTTTTAGATTCAGCGCCCACGGCTCGACTTCCCCTTCCCGAGTACCCGATTGGCTTTGGCGTCGATCCGTGACTCGGTCGATTTCGACATGCGCCCGGCGTTCACCGCCTGCGACGCCCGAGCTTTCGCGTTCGCCGCGTGGCTCTTGTCCGGCATCGGATACGCACGCTTGCCGGGCTCGCCGAACGAGGATTTCGGCAGCTTGTTGCGCTTCGCGGTGGTCAGCTTCGCCATTTCGGGCTCCAAAATCAAAAGCCCCGGCAGATCGCTCTGCGCGGGGCTCCGGTGTCGTTGGAGCGAAGTTGGCCCCGCCTGCAGGCCAATTCGCTCGTCAATCGACGGATTCAGTCATCTCCGCGCGATTATAGGCATAGCGTATGGGTTTCGCAAGATCATCGACTTTTTCCAATCGAGCGGCGATCGCTTGGTGAGCGTGGTAAAGGGCGAAATCCCATACGTGCTCGTGGCCGCGCCCCTGCTTGAGCTTCAAGCGCCGGCAGATGAAAGACGAATGAGCCCGCCACACGTAATGCATGCGCAGCACGTCGCGATCGACCGGCATGCAGCGCTTCCATGCCTCGTTCACGAGATTGGCGTCCCGCTGGTCGATCGGCGGCAACACGATAGCTTCCTCGCGATACAGCACGCCCGGGCGCCGATACATGCCTTCGGCGCTCGCGATGCATGCGCCACTGCCCCCGAACGAGCTTTGCGCGCGCGCCCAGTTTTCCAGCCTCGGCTCAAGCGTCGCCAAATCCATGTGTCAGTCCTTCGCGGCCTTAACTGCGGCGACAGCTCCGATGAAAGCCAAAATGACGGCTGCCACGAATGCGGGTATCCACAGCGGCGCACTCACCCACCACCACGACCAGTCGATGTAATGCGTGAGTTTCAGCCCCAGGAACAGCAGAAAGAGCACCGTGCCGAATCCGATTCCATTTCCCTTCATCCCAAGCTCCTCATGAAGGCGCGATGCGCTGCGCTGTCGAATCCATCAATGCCATGTGCGACTTCACCTGTTCCCAAGCCGTCGCGCTGTTGCGGGTATGTCTCGTAAGGCGGCCGCTGCACCATCGCCGCCTCGGGGTTCTCGCGCGTGCGCGCGTCGATTTCGCTGCACATTCCTCGCTCCTAGGTCAAATTGCGCTGAGCCCATCTCGCGATGAGCAGGCTTTCCGCGCGGTTGTGGTGCTTCGCCAGCTTCAGCGGAGCGTCGGGGTACAGGTTGCGGGCCATCGCGAGGCAGGCCGTCTTGTCGCTCGTGAGGCCGTAGAAGCGTTTCCAGCGCTGCGGCGTGACATAGACCATGCTCAGGTCGCACAGGATGGCCACGGCCTCCAGAACGCCCCGCGTATGCGCCAGAGCGCCCATCGTCTGCACTGACGAGCCGCCGAGCA